TGGTATTTGAGTTCTTTAGGGCGTAAGTATGAATACCGTATCTAAATGGACGTGACATTGTCTTGGCATCTTTTCCGCAACAATGAACACGAATCCAATCTTCAAAATCAACAGGAACAGTAGCAAGATTATTAGCAAGCCAATCTGGCATAATACGACCGCCATCATGTTTCAAATAAGTCTTAGCTGTTTTGGCTTTAGACATATCCTGGTGAATACGAAACTGATAACAACGGTCCATAGTAATATGCTGATTATCTCTAACATAGATCATTAATCTTTTCAGAGCATCAATATCTTCAGTTAGACCAGGAACGTGAACATGAAGATGACCATGATTAACACAACCAGCAGTCGGAGGGGTGCCATGCTTATCAAAAATATCTTTCAATTCCATAATACGATCAACTTGGGCTTCACAAGTTTTCGTTGGCTTAGTATTAATCTCTCCACCAACAGGAGGATTCTTACCAAGAGGATCCGAGCCCATACCACGATAAGGTTCTCTTAGATTGATAATATCAGTTTCACAATATTCCCAAGCACCAAGATGTTCAGGGATTTCTACTGAACGATCGATATCACCCCACTCGATTTCATAACCATATGTAAATGTTTTACGATCATATTTCATTGCAAATCCTCAATAATGGGAAACTCGTATCTATTATAGGTTATAACTTTGAATCCGTCAACAACAAAGTGCTCATACATAGGAGTCTTTATTACCGATGTAAGACCACTTCTGATAAGAATATCTTTAGTGGAAGCAAACACAATACCTTCTGGCATCTGACAATAATACAATGGACGTGCTTCATTACGGAATGCAGTGAGAACTTTATCCTTATCAAGAGTGCAGACTGACATACTTGCTGGCTGAAACTTATGCAGAGGAATCTCACCCTTCTCTAAACAACGGAGAATAAGTTCCGAATCATTCTTGGTTATTGTATCATAACCAAATCCATTCTTCCAGTTCTGTGGTAGATCCTGAGAAATAACGCCATTATGAACAATAGAAAGTTCTTCAGTTGCCATTGGCTGATTATAAGCAAGGTCGCTGGTAGAATATCGAACATGTCCAACACAATAAAGATTACCATCTTCATTTACCCAATCAGCAATATTCTGACTATTAATAAAAGTGCAAGCATTAACTGGTTCTTTCAACGTATAGACTCTACCTTTCTTTACGTAAGAAACACCAGTGGCATGCTTACCACGAATCATTGACTGAACAAAGAGCCTACGGATAAGATCAAAGTCTTGTTCCGTAGGCTTCTTGATAGCAATACCTAATACACCACACATTAGAAGAAATCCTCTAAAGTTGCTTCTGCATCCTTGCCATAAGGGTCTTTCATATTATGAGAGTGCATATAGTCAAACCACTCTTGGTCGTTCCACATATTAGGTGAAACACCATTCCAGAGAGGCTTCCATAGCTTATGGTTTTTATTCTGACGACGCTCTTCAACATATTGCTTGCGGAGCATTTCATAGTCATAAGACTTGAGCTCAAGCATCTTTTCACGGAAATAGCAAACTAAAGAGATTCTTTCATTAGTAGTATCATCTGGATTGTTAAGCACAATAGGAGTATTGCCATGAATAATTTCGTGGTTGTTAACAAGGAGCAAATCGCCGGGACGAACATTAACAGCAATACGATATTCAGGAAATACAAGGTAGCCTCCAGTATATTCGCCAGTTCCAAGAACCAGAAGATTAGAAAGACCAGCATCAAGATCACCGGCATCACGATGACATGCTGTGCGGAAAGTTTTATTTACAGTTAATGTAGTGAATACTGTTCCTGGAACAAGGAAACGCTCGTCAATTTTATCTGCAGCTGCTCTCTGATTACCCCAACGCCAAGGAAGAAGTTCTTTGAAACCTCTATTCAATGACTGAAGGAATGGAAAAGAAAGAGCAAATTTTTCTGGTTGCTTCTCAGTATAAGCAGTAGCACGTCCATAAGGAATACGAGGATAACGATCAAACCATCCAGCCAACCCAGAGAATACAGACTTAGCGTAGTTTGTCGTTGATGCCCACTTTTCAGCAACCATCTTAGCTTCTTTACGAACTACTTCTTCTGGCTTATTAGATAAACCATCAACCCACTTATCAAACCAACCATGATATTCAGGATAAATCTTTTCAACTTCAGAACGAAGCCAAACAGTTCCACGTGTTTCGTCAGGAGCTTTATACTTAGGATCTGCATACTTAGCACGAATGCTTTCGATAGAAGTTTCTTCATCGAACATAGACTCAAGATTCGCACCATCATTCATTAAGAACTCAAGTATCTCCGTTTGATATGGAGTAACCCAATCACGTCCACCACGACCTTCTGTCGATAACATCTCACCACGAGGACCAGCAGCCAATCCACGATTCTGTGATTCTGTTGCTGCTTCTCTTAGACCAGCATATGCTGATTCGCATTCTTCTTTGGTGAAAAAGTTTTTACGAAACTTAAATGCGATACGTAGCTCGTCATTACCCTTATCACAATCTTCACAATCTCTGGTTCCACAATCTGCTTTTGTTGCTACATCACACAATGGTGGCATATAACAATCAGTATCTGCTTCTATCAATGTATCATAATGACTTTCGTCGACATACTGACCAAGCAGATGTTCGCAATCATGTTTAGTTTTTGCTACAATACGTCTAACCATTATCGGTCTCCAATATAATTCATCATATAGTATATATGCAAAGTTTCAAAAAGACAATATTTTTTTAATGTCAGGAGGAGACCATCCCTCTGGCTTCAAGATCTTTCCATCTTCACGGCGAATAGGTTTGCCGTCTACTAGTTTTGCCATGTTTGATTCGTGAACTGCTTCGAAGACTTTGTCGAGGGGAATGCCATAAGATGCAGCAGTGCCACAAGCAATATAGATAATATCAGCCAGTTCTTTCGCAAGATTTTCCAGATCATCTTTCTCTTCGCTCTCCATATATTCCTTCATCTCTTCCAGCATCAGATCCATACGCAACTTACGTTCACGAATGTTTGGGAACTGTGGGCGTTCACCAATGTTCTGGCCTACTGCTGTCTGGAAGTATTTAACATCTTGATACATGTTAGTCATTTATCCACCTCGGCGGTTCTCTATTAGTCCATTTATGTAAGTGTGTTTTACCTGTTTTATAATAATTACGATAGTTGATAACTGGGTCAGAATCAACAATATATTCTTCTGCCATACAAGATGGCATTTCTGTCATATCATATTCTTCTAGTTTCTTAGGAGGAGACTGAAGCATATAAGATATCTCACCAAAACATTTATGTGTCTTATTATAACGGTGAGTATACTCTGCCATAAGAGCAAAGAAATGATCTACCAACCAATTATAATTCTCGATGCTACTGCGAGCCCATACAGCAGATGGATGATTGATATGCGTAGCTGAGTATATAACTTCTTCACGAGCGTCATTGAGTAACCACCATTTCTTCTTTTTAGTTTTAAAGGTTCCATCTTCATTTTCTATCTGGACTTCTAACTGAACTTCTGTGCCGTCAAGAATACGATGTGCTGTAGAAAGCAGCTGAGCGGATTCGAGGATCATCTTAACTACGTGACGATCTACCATCCACTCTGCAGCTTCTACAGGATTTTTAGAAATGTAAAAGATATTCATCGGTCATACTTCTCGAACAATTTATAGATAGTATAACCTATAATTATAAAAATAGCAAGCCAAATCCAACTAAAGAAATAATCAATATGTTCTCTAGAATGTTTCTCTAACATATCAAAATCAAAGTATCTCATTTCTTCCAATCCCTGAATGCTTTATCTCTGTGGTATTTGTTTGCGAGATCATAGAACTTATTTCCATCAAGATGCTCTAATTCATGTTGAAAGATTCTGGCTGTAAGACCTGTGAATTGTTTTGTCATTGTTTCTCCGTTAGGAGCCTGAAATCTAACACGAACATGTTGTGAACGTTTTATTTTGACAAGAAGTCCAGGATAAGAAAGACAACCTTCTTCTAACAGAACTTCTGTCTCAGATGGCTGGATAATCTTAGGATTGAAACATACAAAGTTCTCTGGCTCCCCTCTCATAGCAAAGATACGATAAGGTGTTCCTACTTGGTTTGCTGCAACACCAAGAGCACTCTTATCATACATAAACTTAACGAGAGTTTGTGCATATTGAATAGGATCGAATGGAGGATCGTTGAAATTAAACTCCTCGCACTTTTCTAATAGATAGGTATCATTGAGTTCCATAATTTACTCCTGAATAGAAGAAAAATTCTTGTGCTTAATAAACTTGATTATCTCCAGGATCTCGGGGTAACAGCCTTGTTTATTACGTTAGAGAACTTCTCGTTCATATGTTCTTTATGAGAGATAATAACAATATTAGAGTCTTTCGCAAGATCTCTAATGATATTCATAAGATAATCTGTAGCTGTAATATCCAAAGAAGAATCAAACACCTCATCCATAATAAGAAGATTAGTGCTTACAGAATTACGGAGCTTGGCAATTGCTCTCCATGTGAACAATAATGCCAAATCGATCTTCTGCTTTTCTCCTTCAGAAAACGAGGCATAAGAGAATTCGTCACGAAAACGACTCTTGATTGTTTCGTTGAATTCTTCATTCAATTCAAACTGAACAAAGAAGTCCATTGACGAAAGATACTTAGTGATAAATTTATTAATCACAGGAATATATTGGCGAATAATCTTAGCTTTTATTCCACCATCTTTCAACAGAGCAGTAGCTGCCATAAGAACCTGTTTATCGTCAACAAGGTCATTATAGTTCTTGGTTACTTGCTTTAGTTCTTCTTCGTATTCAGCAATCTTATCGTCTTTTTCTGTTACTGTATTCTCGTTTATTTGAGAAAGATCTTTTTCAATCTGCTTGATATAATCTTCAAGAGATTTGATCTTAGTATTCACCACTACTCTATCAAGATGGATATCTTGGATCTTTGATTCGATCTTCAGAATATCATCCAACTGATTCTTGGTCTTTTCATAATCAGCTGCTAACTTCTCGAGACCATCAGTAAGTTCTTTGATAGAATCATTATTCTTATCGATAATAGTTTTCTTATGAGATTCAGTAATAGGCTGGCGACAAGTAGGACAATCATCATTGTCATCAAAGAACTTATTATCCTTAGAAAACTGATCAGCCTTTGTTTGGATCTGTGTTCTAAGAGACTTTAGCTTTTCTATCTTTTTCTTTATACTCTCGCCACTCTTAACACCTTCAGATAACTTATCGATCTCGTTAGTGAAACCTTCATATTCTTTATTCAGATCGCTAATGTTCTTTTTCGTTTCTTCTATCAACTCATTCTTTTCACTGATTAGTTTTTCGTTATTCGAATTCAGTTCTTTCAGATGTTCCTTAGATAGATCAATCTTAGACTGAACTAACTTTTTATCAGAGTTTACCTGATAAATCATTTCATTGTTGTCTGTTACTTTATCCTTAAGAAGAGAATTCATTGTAGTGAATATCTGAAGGTCAAGGATATCCTCAATAACTTCTCTACGTTGTCCAGGAGAAAGCTGCATAAACGGCTGGAATGTAGCAGATCCAAGAATAACAACCTGAGTGAATGACTTGATATTAACCTTCAGGATTTGCTTCTCAAGGAGCTCTTGATAATCTCGCATTTCTGCTGATTGATTCATCAAAGAATCATTCTGATATACTTCAAATAGATTAGGCTTGATACCACGAACAATCTTATAGTTTACTGTGCCAATAGAGAACTCAACCTCTACAACACAGTTCTTCTTTGTAATAGTATTAACCAGCTGACCTTTACTGATCTTTCGGAATGGCTTACCAAACAAACTAAAAGTCAATGCATCAAGAATAGTCGACTTACCAGCACCATTTGAACCAATAACCAGAGTCATATCTTTTTCGCAGAGATCCATCTCCGTGAATATATTTCCAGTCGACAGGAAGTTCTTCCACCGTATTTTCTTGAATAGAATCATAATTATTTCCTGAATAATAAAACATAGTATTCGCTCATATAATCTTTAGCGACCTTATAATTGAACACCGTGTAATACACAAAATTACGACAGAACCTATACCAGTCTTTGTTAGGTTCTGGGTTTAATAGTCCTTTAATTTTATTAGACTTTTTTATTTTATGTTTCTTTTCTAATAGACTTTTATCTTCTATCATATACTCAAAAAAATCAATTCGTCTTTGGTTAGCATCGGCAAATAAATCTACCAATTGATCTTCTCTCATGACTTTTTTAATTTTTCTGATTTTCTTTCTTATACGCCGAGCGACATATAATTGGTCTAATAATATTAGATCATGTTCACTAATATCATTCGATTGATAGAGCTTCGTGATAAAGTTCAATGATCTTAGCTTCGAGTTTAGCCTTATCAATCCCTTTAGTTTCCGCTGTTCTAATATACTTCTTGAAAATGTCAATAGTGGATTCTGCTTCGTCAATGATATCTTCTTCCTCTTCGAGATTAAGATTAAGATGATCTTCTACAATCTGGATATCTACTGGATTTTGCTTTTCTAGATTATCAACGAATGCTTCAAACCAAGAAGGATTATTCTTCTCCTGAATGATTACCTTAATAATCTTTCCAGCATATTCACTATAGTCAATTTCATTATCTAAGAAACGCTGATCACCGTCATTATACCAAATCTTCTTAAACATCGTCAGAGGATTTTGTATAAATGTTAGCGATCTCGTTTCTGTATCAAATATATGGAACCCTCGAGGATCGTTATAATCAGAC